CAGGCTATCCGTCAAAGACTTCAAACCTGTGCCATAGTATTCGAGGATACCCGGCTTGCTCCCGTCAGGAACCTCCCAAACGACCGAGGGTCCGACGTGATATTCCGCGCTTTCTACCCCCTGGTTCGCCTGCACGTAGTACACCGGCAGGGCGGTATAGAACCGGCCGTGCTCTAGCTGCGCAGACGTTCTGAAATGGGCGATATTCAACGTAGCAATATCGACCACGGGGCTCTTCTGTACTTCCGGCGTTGGGGACAGCGGCCCGATGATGACCATCGGTATGAAATCAAACGGAGTCCCATTCCGTGTCGGTGTGATCTCAATGTACTCCGTGCTCAGTGCTCCTTGGGTGGACGCTGTGCTGTTCTCGGAGTAGACACGCTGTTTATAGACGCCGTTATCTAGAATAAGGACGCGATACCTTGCTCGAAGTGCTCCTGTGGAATAAAGATTCGTGAACGACGTGCGGGATGGATCGAGGATCGGAGTCTCATCGGCGATCTCACGGAGAAGAACATAGGTCAGAACCTCCCTACCGTTGACTACCTCTGTCCGCCAAGACAAGATGTTCTCGGCGACGTACTCGGTCATATACGGAGACCCTGTGTTCCCCATATCGACCAGCACCCCAACACGCCCTACGGCGCATACTTCCATGGTGATCTGCTTGCAGAAGGTATGGAAAGACTGTCCCTTCAGAGTAACGTTCTGGAGGAACTTCCTATCCACTTTATGAATTTTCGCCGGACGACGGAAGACCGTCCCGACCAATCCTAGGACCGTGCGCGGCACCATGTTGACGAACACGGCGCGCTCTTTGTACGTGTTGTATGAGGTACCGTACTCCACGTCCAAGGGCGGAAGATACTTGTCACCCTGTTCCTTAATTCTGCGCTCGCCGGCAATCGCGTCGCGGATCATCGTCCACTCCGGATGGTAGTACTTGTAATCTGGGTGCAGATAGGTCTGTAGCTCGCCGCTAGCGCTCTGCGCGTCAATCGAGCTTTTGTGTCTGTTTACCATTTCAGTCCACCGGCTGCTTCAGTTATAGATAATGAGTATGGTTAATCCGTCAAGTCAGAAAGTCGGCGGGATAGCGAAAAGCCTCCCGCCGACAAAGGTTAACACCGTGATCTGCTTACTTCTTCTTCTTCATTCCCGACATGTCCTCGATGAGCGAGGAGGCGTTCATCGCCGGGGAAGCCGCCGTAGTCTCGACCTTGGCGTCCTCCTTCGGGTTATCTTCCCAGCGTACGACCGCGAACGCTGGCTTGTAGTTCTTGTGTCCCTGAGCCTTGAAGGACTCGACGCCCATCGAAATGACGGGGGTCTGAAGGTGAAAGTCCCGCATCAGCCCCTCCTCGACGATGGTATCCAGGAGCTTGCCGAACGACTTCAGCGCCGAGACCGACTTCAGCGTAAGCGAGTACTGCTTACCGTCTGCCGGATTGCGAACCATCAGAGCAACCTGCTCCTGCCAGCCCTCGCGCTTCTGCGGGTCCGTGGAGTACGGGCCGTGATCCGGGAGTTCGGCCACGTCCGGGACCATGTCGAAGAGCGAGAAGACGAGCGTCTCGACAGGCTTGCCATCCTTCCAGCAGACCATCTTGCGCTGGCTACTGAAGAGGTTCAGGAGGACCTGGGTGTCCTTCGGGAAGACATCTGGGTCATCGCTGCCATCGGCGATCAGATACTGACCAGCACGGCCGTCGAAATTCAGGTAGTTGGTGGTGTTGATGCTCATACTGTCCTTGACGCTACGGAGGCGAGCAAGAATCTCCTCCTGCGAGAGCGCGCGGACTTCATCCTTCGGGTTTGTCAGTGCCTGTGCCATATTTAGTCCTTTCGTCTTCTGTCTTCCGGTTGCTGTTCAACCTCTTGCTGAGGTTTATGAGATTAGTTAAACCATACTCCGAAGCCTTTGTCAAATGGTGGGCGGAGACCCGTGTCGAGTATCTGATCCAAGCGATGGAGAGGATTATCGATAGGACGCCAACAGAAAAAGCGATTTCGGCGATTGAGCGATTATCCTTCATTGTTCCCCCTTAACAACAAGATTTAACCTGAAGTAAAGGTGGGCACTCGACGGCGCAATTCAATGCGCCGCCGTTAACTTGTTAACCCTTAACCCGCATGACGTAGTAGTCATCGCCGGTCTTCATGTAATCATCAAGATCAACTCCGGTGTCGGCGACGAGCTTCTCCTTGTCGAGAGATTTGCGTCCAGCGTTCTTGGAGATCGACACAGACCAGCCGTCACCACCGACTTTCGTTGTTCCGATGTCAAACAGCTTGTCCTTGAGCGCCGTTTCTTTGATCTTCTTCTCCTCTTCGACTTCCTTAACCTTGGCACGGAGTGCCGCGACGACTCTCGCCTCGTGCTCGATCTCGGTGAGATCGCTCGCAGGAATGTTCTTAGCGGGGACGATCTTATCCGGGAATCGTGCCATTTCGATGTCGTGGCATGCGGAGCAGAAGTCGCAGTACTGACAGTCCTTCTTTGTGATCAGCCCCTCCGCCGCGAAGTCCGCGGGAGTCTTGCCAGGGACGAAAATAGACTCTGCACGGCTCTTCGCACGGTTGTATACCGCGTCCTCATATCGCACGGTAGCTGGACGGATGTCCTTCAAGTTCACCGGGTTGACATAGAGAACGACGCCGACATCCGGGAAATAATTCGTCTTACGGCGCAGAAGCCCCATCTGGACGATGTTCTGCCCCTGGTGCCGCGGCTTGGGGATGTACAGTCCTGTCGCTTTATCCTTCTTCGGCGCAGCGTAGTCAGAGCCAAACGACTTGACTTCCGTGGCGATAGCCTCGGATTCGCCGATATCCTCGATACCGTAGTCAGCCAACGCGTCACGCGGCAAGCCGATGACAACGCCGTCCGGGGTCGCGGACAAGCGACCGTCGATGAAAGTCTTCTGCGCCGCGCCCATGAATAAGCAGTTCTCTTCTCCGAACATGCTCTTCAGGCTGGGAACGACGAACTCATTCTCCACAAGGTTCCCGCGCTCAGTGTGTCCCCACTCCGGGTCAGCCTCCTCCGGCTCTTCCGCAAGCTCGGGGGAAAGCTTCTTGAACGCGTTCTGCCGCATGCAGTTGAATACTTCACTGGCGCCAACGGTGAGGGAGCGATCATGCTCCCACACCTTAGCGCGTTCTGCTACAGCCGCCGAGAACCCGGCGGCGAAGTTGATGCGCTTAGTCACTGCTCTTATCTCCCCAAGTGAACTTGTTCTTCATGTCAGAACAATCTGCGTCGAACGCGCGTCCCTCGGGGCAGTCTGGCCACTCGCAATCGGATGAATCCCTACCGCAGTCGCACGCCTCAAGTTCGGGCTCCTCGGCATCGCTCCGCTCGTCACAGTACGGCCAGTCGCACTCGCTATCGGGGTATCCGCAATCGCAGGTGTCCTCGCACTCGTCGTCAGACTCCTCCTCATAGGACGGCTGATCCCTCCAGTAGTCGCCAAAAGTGACTCCCTCGTGCTGAGCGCCCCTCGAAAGGACCGCAACCTTGCTGAAGTCCTCGGCGCGCTGTGCGTCGGTCAACTCGCCGATTACCTCGTACCCGCAAGTGCGCATCTTCGCGTTGTTGTAGTCGTTTGGAACGACGACGACATCACGAGGGTCCACCTTGCAGATAACAACACGATCACCGCTGCAACTCCCGAAATGCGGGAGGTACGCGCGAGAGCACACATGAAGCCCTTTAGCGCAGGTGATGTCGCGGTTCTCCTCTACCTCCCACGGCATAACGCGGGGACGACTCCCGACGCTATTATCGTAAGTCCCAGAGTGGATATCCTTATAGTCCCCGCGAACCTTCTTGTAGACAATGAAGTCTCCATCCTCGGTGATGGGGATATCGTTCGCTTCAATGAACGAATACAAGGACAGAACCGCGGAGCGTCGCGTGTTCTGGAATAGCTTCTCAGCGAAGTTCATAAGGGGCCGCATCGGGAGCTGCTCTTCGACAAACCACATAATGCGCTGAGTTAGCGGCGTATCGACGAGAGTCCCGTTGAAGTATACGCCATCGCGCGTAACTTTGAGGAGTCCTGTATTCGTGGCCTCGGAGACCTTCTTAACAGTATCGACGATACCGCGAAGCTCCGCGGCGTCGCTGCCGCGCTTGATGGCCTCCTTCGCCTTCGAGAATTCGGGGCGATCTGCGGACAACACGAAGGCGGCTCCATCCGAGAAGTGGATAGAGATAGAGTTCGGCTGGATTGTGTAAGCGTATTCCATCGTTGTCTCCACTACGCGGCGATTTCGTCAACACTGGATGCAGAATACACGAAGCTCAGTCTATCGTCAAGACGATTCTCTATAAACTCCGCGGTCTCGACGATATAGTCAATGCGCTTCAAGGCATCCGGAGCCTCGATAGGCTCGCCGCGGGTCGCCCACGACAACGCCGCGGACAAAAGAGTATCGAATAGCTCTCTGTCCTCCTCGCGGGGAAACATGCCAAGAATTTGAAATACAGGATCGTACGCCGATAGGGTCTTCCTAATGGTACCGAAATCTACGACGTTAGACTTTGTTGGGTAGGTCGTGAATACCATGTTAACCAGACCCTCGCCGGCTTTTTGGTTATCACGGGCCAGCTTCCGAGCTTCCAGCAGGCGGTCTCCTTCCGTAGTTCCTGTGAAATTGTTCACCGATCTAGAGCCCCAAGCAGCGTTCTCAATAAGCACCGCTGCGACGGACAGTCGGAACATCGAGCTGAACCGCATAAGCTCACGGACCGTTCGCGCGATAGCGGTCTCAACGCCGGACAATGGCCCGTCGCCCATTAGCGGATGAATTACGCGGTCCGATGGGAGGTTAGGAACATACGGGTGTGCGTCGATTTCCAGCGAAGGCTCAGTAAGATTCTCGTAGCGATCCGCGGCTCCCTCGCACAGCGTCTGGAACAACGGCTTCCAGGCGAACGCCTGGACCTTCGTGAATCGCTCAAGCTGCGATGGCGTAATCCGGTATACGGGAAGCGCCGGATCGAAACTGAGTCCGTAATCCTGATTCGCCTTGGCGCTCTTTAGGACGTTGCCCAGCTCATAAGATTCATAGGTGTGCCGTGGGGTATACCCGTCACGGACGAACGCTGATCCACCATACAGTGCCGTTGTGACTCCCTTGCGTACAACGTAGTACGCGGGCTCCATAATGTCCGCTGTAACTCGGGTCTCATCCCATCCGGCGCTCTTGGGGTTGTACACATACACCGAATCCCGATGCGATGGGACGGCGGATTTTGTCGTGCTCAACTTAGGAAGATCATCGGCGGTGAAGTGCTCTGTGTACACGCCAGCGCGCTTCAGCTCGTCGAGAACAGCGCCTATATTAGATTTCGGAGTACGGATCACGACGACCGGGATGGTAACCTTCCCCCAGCACCGATCC